CTCTCTAAGAGATTAATCCCCCTTTATACATTAATATCACTATGGCAAACCTGAAGGAGAACATAGTCTGGGAGCATGTCTTTGACAACTGCTCACAGGCTAATGTTGTCTTCTCTTACAGAGAGTTCTTTAACAAAGAGCTAACTTTGCCTGATGGCAATTGCTTCTTCCGTGCGGTGTCTACATTCCTGTATGACACTCAGAATGGATGGATAGAAGTTAAGAACATGTGTAGAGAATTTGCAGAGACCAACTGGGATGAACTACCTGGTGTTCACCAATACTTCCAAGACCCTGAGCACTATGCAAGAGAGTCCAAAAGAGAGGGCTATTGGGGTGGATCTGTAGAGGCAGAGATACTCTCCAAGTTGCTGAAGCTGACTGTCATTTTCTGGAAATGTGAGGACGACGTCTGGGTAACTCAAGGCATTAGATGGGGTGATGGAAACTATCTGACAGCTATCAACCTTCTGCATATCCAGTTTGATCACTTTGACTTCCTCGTGCCCATAAATGTAACACAAGAACCACCAAAAGCAATGATGTCTCTACTGGATAGAATCACTTTCACTGTTGACTCTATCATCCCCCAGGAAGATCTAGACAATGCAGACATACTAGCTGATAGTGAAGAAGGCTCTAATGCTGTATCAGCCTTCAAGAAAAAACTGGATGATGAATTGAAGTCTCTGTCTGAATTGAAGAAGGACATTTTCAAGAAGAGGAATGTGGATGAAGTAAAGGAAAAAACCACTATTAGAAATGAGAAAGACTTCAGGAGAGTTGTGTCTGAAGGTAATCTTATACCTCTGAGAGTGGGGAAAATTCTTAACAACCTCTTCTGCTCTAACATAGAAGCTGTCCTAGAAGAAGATGTTATAATGCTCTTCCCTAAAGAATCAGGCAGAATGAGACAGCATGCATTTGATATCAACACCCTCGGCCATAGAGTCATAGATGGAAAGAAGAAGTACCATAAGAGTTATGGAAACTGTGCAGTTGCCATCTCAAAGGAACTTATGTCAAATTTAGATTCTGGCTACCTTCTAAGAATGTGCTTCCCGGGTACAGGGCTAAGCCAAACACCAGGACTAGTGCATCCAGAACTCATATTTGATCTTGCTATCACAGCAACAAGCGTTCTTCTGTCAACATTCCTATACAAGGCAAAGCTGAAATTGAAGAGAGACTTTATACGAAGTGCCTGTGCCAAGTGCTCATATGATGTCAAGAAACTGCAAAAACTCCTTTGTGATACAACCACAAAGAATCTTTATAATGAACCATATAGAGTTGTGCAAAGGATATGCCAGACTCTATTCACAAAGGAACAGAAGCAAATTGCTGAAGCGCTGAGACTGATGAATCCTCAAAGCAAGCTTGCTTTTCAGTGCATCGATCTAGAAACAATTGGAAGACAAACATACTTCAAACTCTTGGCTGAACTAAAGAACAACGATAATCTTGATACGAACTTCAACTCCAAAGAAGTTAAGGACTTGCATGAGTGTGTGAGTATTATACAAAATATTATGGAGTCAGACTGCGATATTGAGGAAAAGAAGAAGATCACAATTAACTACTGTACTTCATTGCCTCAAAGGTTCAAGTCAAAGAAGACAACTCTTAAGGATATGGTTAGCTACTGCATTATGCATTTCTTTAGGAGTAAAATGATATTCAAGTTTGTCAGTTTGCAAGGTAAAGCCTATGCTGGAATGTCTCTTGGCAATCTACTTGCCTATGCCCACAACCTCTATCTATCTAAAGAAAATCTAAAGTTCACTCCTGAAGACACAGAACAGCTTTGTATAGACATGAGAAAGTTGAATAATATGTTGTCGTCTACTGTTAAAAAACCAGTAGCCATCATATGCTCAGAACTCTACAAACAGTTTAGAACTATGATTAGAGAACTACCAGAAGACTGCCAGCTAGAGTGCCAAACACTATTTGATGATATCAGGAACTCCGAAAGCCATGCAAGTGCATGGAAGTCTGCACTTAGGTTAAAAGGTACAGCATATGAAGGCTTCTTTTCTAAAACGCATTGTTGGGAGTACATCCCAGAAGACTTAAAACCATCCTTGAGTATGGCCGTTCAAACATTATTTCCAGAAAAGTTTGAGATGTTCCTCGAAAGAACCCACACACATCCAGAATACCGAGACTTTATTCCTGATTTTTTCCTATGTAGACCAAGAATTCTAAAGAGGGACACTGTCACTCCATCACTGGAGAAGCCAGAAAACAACACAAAAGAAAGAGAATCTGAGCCTACCGATGCAGTCCCTGCTAAGAAATCCTCCAAGAAAAGGTTTCCACTACCAGAAGTAGCAGTCCAAGAAGTTAGATCGATAAAGACTATTATGGATGAGTTTGAAGAACGAGCTGAAGAAAAGAAAAGGCCCTTAAAACTAGGCAGACAGCAAGAACAAGAAGAAGATGTTGAAGAAAACGAAATACTCATTGTGGAGGTTGGGTATCAAACAGATGTAGAAGGTAAGGTTGTTGCCGACATGAAGAAATGGAAAGGAGTGTTAAATCTAATGAGCTACTTGGGAATTAGGACAAATGTCATTACCTGTGCTGATACTAGTTCTACTCCTAAATCAGACTGGTGGATAAAGGAAGAGTATGTAAGACTATTGCTAGACTCGATCAGCTACTTATTTAAGCAGCTCCAGGAGAACTCACCAGCTGATGTGACTGACATTGCAGTTGGGAATATAAGTACACAGAAAATAAGAAGTGTTATAAGATCGGGAACTACAATAAAAACACCTATTACATTGAAGGAAGTAACTGAAGCTTGGAAAGAATGTAGAGACTGGATTATTGAAAGGCCAACTGGTGTCAAACTACCTAAACAAATTGAAGAAGCCCTAGAAGTATCTATGGTGGAAGGTGCTGTTGTATCCAAACAGTCTGCTGAGTCTTGCTTTAATTACATCTTGGAGAATATGGATACCTTGATCTCAGAGTTTGAAAAAACAAAATACAGACATGAAGTAAATAAAACTGATCTAACAGCTGAAAAGATACAATTTGGATGGATGTCTGAAGACATTGCTGCTAGCCATTGTGCTAATTGTTTAAAAGAGGTGAAGGAAAGTCTTAAAAGTACACTAAGTGGCACTGAAAAGATTGCAATAGCTGCTCTGTCACTACACCCCAACAACTGCCAAAACTGCTGTACCAAGAATATAGAGGAGTTCCCTGTCAGCTCAGTACAGAGGAGAATCCCGGACTTGACCAATGTCAAGCACCTTGAAACTAGTATTGGTGAGTCAAACGAGGGAGCCATTTTAGACAGACTAGTCAAGCTCACACTACCTGGCAAGACAGAAAAAGAAAGGAAAATAAAACGTGCAGTGGAACAGCTTATAAGAGCTTCCATGAAACATTCCAAGCTCTATGCCATCAAGCTTCCAAATGGGCAGGTAATACTTGACTCTAAATTAAAATCTGACCTAGATAGGAATGCGCTTGAAGCAATGAGCTTTAAGGATGGGGCAATTAAGACTGCTGAAGAAGACAGAGACCACTTTAAGAAGGTGCTTTCTGAGAGTAAATTGGTGGGTTATTCTGATTACGTCAAGGATACTATTCGTTTATCCATTGATGGTATTGCATCTTCCAAGCAGGCTAGGTGTAGCTTACCAGAAGGTTGGATTTTTAACATACTACAAGACCTAAAAATCGACACAGGAGATGAAGTCATTTTGAACAAAATACAAGAAAGCTATGAGAAGAAGACAGAATTCCAAGTCAAACCTGATAAGTTTGTCCCTGCCAATTGGCCAAGTCTAGAAAACTATTTGAAGGATAAGTTTGAACAGCTCAGAGCACAAGAACCTCAAATATTTAAGTTAGACTGCCTCCTATTTCAGGAGGTATATTTTGAATTAAATAAAAGGCTCATTGAGACACCTTATAATCAATGTCCCAAAACAATTGCTTCTTTATTAAAACTACTGCTTGGATTTAAGTGGTTCAATGAAGCAGTTATGTATGCAAAAACATGTGAAACTTTCCTACAAGCTGTTAGTGAATTCAATAGATCCGGGATAAAGATTTTAAGAATCCGCCACACTAATACTAACTTAGTAGTCGTACTGCCAGCAAACAAGAAACAGAACATGAGATGTTGCATTTATGACAATAAGTTTAGACCCTTAAAAGGGCCTTTTACATTAAACAGAAGGCAGGCAGTGCTTGGAGCTGCATATCCTTACATTACAGCCATATGTTTATTACAATGTTTACAACATTACCGCTGTTCAGGAGAAATTCTTAAGCATGATGAAGAAATAATTAAAAGAATCACGGAACATTCAGATTCTCTAAAGGATGAGGTGGTAGAGATGCTCAAGGATGTTCATAATGGCAATTTGCATAATGCTAGTGGAATGTTAACAAGAAGATGCTTGTCAGCTGGGAACTTTCTAAATAAAAGCTCAGCTGAACACTTCATTACTGTTGTATCAGGCTTTAATATCACATTTGGTGTCTTATTAGGTGATAGCATTTTAAATAATTCCCAGCCTTTTAATAAACAGATACAAATGATGAGACAGGGTCTACTTTGCGGACTAAGCAAATTGTCATGCCCAGCAGAACTTGGCAAAAAATTTGCTGCGAGCTGTCGGAAACCGGAGTTCCACATAGCCAGGCTGTATATGCAGTTGGTAATCTTCACAGCAAATAAACATGTCGAGTATAATACTGTAAATTGGTTAAAAGGAGATCTCTGTCCAAAAACCAGAATTCCTTGCTTCACCATCTTTGGAACCCATGTAAATAGTGACAGACAGTTAATTTTTGACATTTATTTAGTCCACATATACAATAAAGAAATGGATGATTTTGATGAAGGATGTATAAAAGTGCTTGAGGAAACTGCGGAGAGACACATGACATGGGAAAAGGATGTGGAGAAAGCATGTGAACTTGTGCAAAGGGGTGGTGAGGATTCAAAAGATGGATTGAGAGATCTGAGGCTCCTCTTAGGGCTACCTAACATTAAGAGAATGAAAGAGGATGAAACATCAAGTTCAGAATCCTCAGACATGGACAGTTTCAGCTTGGATGATGAAAACTTCCCACCTTTAGGAAAATCTAAAGGAAGCAAGGGCCCAAGTAGTAAAAAAGCAAGATCATTCACCAAACTCAGACAACCTCCAACTTCCATGTATGGCATTAGAGCAATGAAAAGTAAGCCTCTTAGTGTTTCAGACAGCTTTGATGTACTCAGGGATGATATGAGAGATTATCAACAAGCAGTTGTTGACACTGGAGTTCATCATACATACAAAGTAAACAATGAATCAGTTCTCAAGGACATTATTAGAACCATAAGGAAGAATCCTAGTCATACCTTTGGCTCTGTAGAGTTAGTACAGATTTGCACGGAAATAGCAAGGTCTAAATTCCCTCCTGAGTCTCTTGAAAAAGCAAGACGTGATCAGAGGAACTGGATAAGTGTCTCAGAGGTTACAGAAACTACCAGCATAGTCTCAGACCCTAAAGATCAAATTATGATTAAAGATGCTTATCAGATTATATTAGGTTCAGAAAATAAGAAACTAGTCAAACTTTTCAGAGGGAAACTACAAAGAATAGGTATGAGCTGTAAAGTCGACCAGAAAGGGAAAGTAAAATGTGCAGAACTACTAGAGACTGTTTCAGGCTTGACCAACAAACAGAAGAAAGATATTGCTCTTGGTTTGACAGAGCCATCCAAACTGACTTTTTACAACTGGAAGGACCTTGTTAATAGAAATATTGGAGAAGTCCTTCTAACTGCAGATGGAAACTACATTTACTGCTGGTTAAAGTCTCTTGCTTCAACAGTAAAGAAGAGTTTAAAGAATGAAATAAAGGGGCTGAAGTACGGCAGTACTGGACTGAAGTCACGAATAGTTGACTCAACCAATGTTGTTAGTAAAGAAGAAATGACCTCAATAAAGAATTTTGTTGACTACTTAAAAGACTGCACTATTGCAGGCACTGCCAAAGACAAACCTACAAATTTTTCAATTGAAAATATGATTTTAGGCTGGTCTAAGTTTACCAAGTATGTAAAAGACTCTGACAATATCATTAAGGATGGGTTGGCCTCTTTACAAAAACTAGCAAAAGTCCTTCCCAACTTACAAGAAAAGTTTGAAAGTATATGTGAATTAAAGAAAAATTTGCCAGAAGTCAGTTTTACAAGGGAAGAATTGGAACTTAAACTAGATGAAAAGAAATTGATTTCAAGCTTGGGTAAAGATATAATGAGAGTCATCAATATGTTATTCCTAGTATGCTTAAGCTGCCCCTGGTGTATACATTATAAGACTTTTGAAGCCATAATGATGAAAAGTATGGCGGATGTGGACAGCTTCAACCTACCAAAGAGTTCAACTGGGATAAATGAATTGCACCCTGATAATGTTCTAAAGCTACTCTGTTTGGAGAACATTGTACCAATATCACCTAAAGAACTTGAGGTTGTGACAAGGTATTCGATGTGTTTGTTTTCAATCAATGAATTACCTTATTGTAGTGCACTTACTAAACATGGAAATATGGAGTACAAAGGTCCTAGTGAACAGCTTATGGGTAGAATAAAGACAATTATGGCAATGACAGGCTTAACAGACTCAAGATCTGACTTTAAATGGACAATTAATCTCATTGCTAATAGCAACTTTGAGGTCTCTAAAAAACTAACAGGTCGTACTGTTGGGGAAAGGCTTCCACGTAGTGTTAGAAGTAAGGTTATCTACGAGATCATAAAGCTAGTAGGTGATACAGAGATGGCTGTTCTTCAACAACTGGCATTCACAAGTATCCTAAATCCTAAACATAGATTCTTTGCTGTGTTAGCTCCAAAGGCACAGCTTGGTGGACATAGAGATCTACTAGTTCAAGAGACTGGAACTAAATTAGTCCATGCAGCTTCTGAAATGTTTAGTAGAACAATACTCAGCACTACTAAGGACGATGGCTTAACCAACAACCACCTTAAAGAGTCTATCCTCAATACGGGACTAGAAGCAATATCACAAATGAAAATCTCACATGGCAGAGAAATAGCAGAGTCAGCAGAACTTGTGCAATTTTATAAAGTTTGCTGTATATCAGGAGATAACACAAAGTGGGGCCCCATTCATTGTTGCTCCATCTTTAGTGGAATGATGCAGCAATTACTAAGAGACTATGATGATTGGTCTTCCTTCTATAAGCTAACTTTCCTTAAAAATCTATGTAGGCAGATTGAAATCCCTGCTTCCTCAATAAAGAAACTTTTAAATTCCTTCCGGTACAAGAATCAAGACTTAAATGTTGATGAGATGTCTGAAACAGAACTGCGAACAGCTCTGGTTCTAAGATTAAATACTTGGAAAGGTAATGAAATCATGCAGTTTCTGGTAAGAAACTATATAAGCAAGGGGACAATGGCGATGAACTCCTATAATCATATGGGCCAAGGTATTCATCATGCAACCTCATCAGTGCTCACATCTATCATGGCAGAAGTCAATGACCATTTAATAAATCACTACTTTAAAAAACACCTACCTGATCTACAAGTTGTCACCCATCATGCCGGCAGTTCAGATGATTATGCAAAATGTATCATAGTTTCAGGTGTGATGACCAAACAAAAGCTTAAGGAATATGAGGAAGCCTTTTGGACTCATATGTGCAGACTCAAGAATTTCTTAGCTGGTTTCAATAGAGCATGCCAAATGAAAGACTCTGCCAAAACTTTGATCTCTGACTGCTTCCTGGAGTTCTATAGTGAATTCATGATGTCGCAGCGCATCACCCCTGCAGTTATAAAATTCATCTTGACTGGATTGATAAACAGTTCCGTAACTTCTCCTCTTAGTTTGGTTCAGGCCTGTCATGTTTCTAGCCAGCAGGCACTATTTAATAGCGTACCTCTCATTACCAATATTTGTTTTACATTATCTAGGCAACAGATGTTTTTCAATCATACAGAATATTTCCAAAGGAATTACGGCTTACTCACTTTAGGCTCACTGTCTAGTTTTGGAAAATTGTTTGTACCTATATATAGCAACCTGATTAGTTCTTCCACAGCACTTGAGGATGCAGAGGAAATAGTGAAGGCTTGTAATGTTCTCAGTAAAGTCCTTGTACATCTCCCTCCAAGCACAAAGTCTGTTCCTGAGTTTGTAGTAGACAAAACAAAACAAGAAGCAGACAGGCCAGGTGAACTAGATGTAGAATCATCTAACAGCTCAGAAGAGACATCTTCTTTAAGCAGCACTCCATCAGATAGTTCAGGTGCTAGCTTCCATTTTAACATCAATAGAGTGCTAACTAATGATGAAGAAAGTTATACTAAAACGATAGACAATGACCTTGACCTTGAAATACTGGATGTTTGCTTAACTCAAACAAAGGCTATGTACATAGGTCACCATGACTACAAAGACATGTGCATCTGGGAAAAGCTCTCTAAGTGTGGACTTTCCACGACATCCGCTTATTTAAGCGAGTTGAAAGATGATAAAGGCAGGCTAAAACTTCTCAAGATAGTACGATCAACTCTAATCCTTATAATTTCAGGCTACTATAGAACATTTACAAGTGAAGGCACCGAGAAGTCTGTTAAGGCTGCTCTAAATAGAGATGAAAATAGGATCATTGAGGATCCAATGATCCAACTGCTACCCGAAAAACTGAGAAGAGAATTAGCTAGGTTAGGTTTATCAAGGATGGAAGTCAAGGAGCTTGTGCCTAATCCTGGCTCTCAAGACACTCTTAGTAGCTTAGTGGCAAGGAAGCTGGTGACAATGAACTGTGCAACAGAAGACTACAAGTCTGAAATCATGAGATTAAAGCAGACTCTGAGTTCCAGAAATGTGCTACATGGCTTAGCTGGTGGGATAAAAGAGCTATCTCTTCCAATCTATACAATTTTCATGAAGTCTTATTTCTTTAAAGATCTAGTGTTTTTGTCACACCATGATAAGTGGAATACAAAGCATAGTGCAAATTATAGAGATAGCACAGGTAAGACATTGGATAATAAAGTGGTAGTAAAGTATGTTACATGGCTAGAGAAAATGCTAAGTTGCTCTCTTTCTACAGATTTTGATACACCTTGTCTAAATGATAGTCTGTTCGAAGAATCATTAAAGGGAGTGCATATAATACACTGTGCTGATAAGTCAGTTGAAATCTCTATACTGAAAAGTGAGCTTGATGTTATCAGCAAAGAGATGAGAAATTTAGCAATACAGTTCTCAGATGTAAATAGACAGAAAATAAAAGTGGAAGAAAGTAACCCTGCCAAAATAGAACTTGATGCTAATAAGGCTGTTATTGTTAAATCAGGACTCTTCAGTGCAACTGATCAGGTAAGGCTATCAAACAATCCTGCACTTATAGTTGGAAATCTACTAGATGAGGGAGTAATTGTCGAAGCAAAGCCTGCCAAAATAGATACTGGCTCTTTAGGAAGAGATAGGTTTAAGCTCACACAATTCTACACTTCTCTAATAGACTTAATAAATAGTATAAACAACCAGTCATCTGAACAGAAAAAATTGGGCATACCCATTGACCTGGAGGTTGTTAACAAGTATGCTAACAATCTCACTCTATTATGTAGACTTGTTCAGCAAACTCGAAACAAGTTAACCAGCTTTTATATGATAAAAGGTTCACATATAAACAGTGAACCAACAATAAACGAACTAGTGAGTTATGGCATAATAGAAGGAAAGTACTATGAATTGACTGAAGCAAGCATAGATGTATCTTCCTATAGTCTAAAGTACTGGAAAATTATGCAATGCATCTCAGCAATCTCAGTCCTTCCCATTTCTGATAATAACAAAACTAGCCTCTTGAATAGTTTCCTCAACTGGAAGCCTGACCTTAAAGAACTTGATGAGGCCTGTCCATTTAGTAATAGAGAGAGGCAAATGCTTCAAGAGTTCGACGGCAGGCTATTGGTTAACATATTAGCCAGCGAGTTGCCTAACATTAGAAATGAACAACAAAGGAAAAGTATAGAAGACCTCACTGACTTCGTCAATTCACCAATGGAACTCCTCAGGAAAAGACCTTATTTAGGAACTACAGCCACTTTTAACTCTTGGGGTGAAGGTCAAAAGGACGGTGCTCACTTCACCTATTCCAGTAGTTCTGGAGAGGCTACTGGGTTTTTTATAGGCACAAAGCTACACATATATATATCTCAAGAAGCGAACACCTTATTACTTGAAGTTGAGAAGAAAATCCTGGAATGGTTAAATAAAAGAAGAACTGATATCTTAACGAAGGAACAGCATGCTTATTTCTTAGATCTGTTGCCTGAATATAGACACATACCAAAGAGAGGCTCTGATGGTAAGGCAATCGGCCTCAAGTATAGTAGAATTGACCCTAAGTTATTTGAATTTGTTAAACCTAACTCCAATTCAAAAGTAATAAAGTTCAAGAGAGAGATCCTATCAGTAAAGAAGAAAATAACTAAGGATATAGTAAGTGAACCTAGAGCAGTTTGGGGAACAAATGCACTAACGATTCTATATGATGAACAGACAGAAAAAACAGCTTATCATCAAGATATCTTAAATGTTAAAGAGATGCTTGATACAATTCTCCAGCCGGGAAGCAACAAGGCACCTAATGTAGCTTATGCAGACACACGGATAGTGTTGTCAAAGATAAGATTTAGCCCTGACTTATTTCTTAAGAGCCTAGTCATATTACATCACTTTATTGAACACACACCTAGCTCAGCAGTTTGGGAAGCACAAAGTAAAAGCAATATCATTGACTTTCTCATGAATGCCCCCAACAAAACGCAAATGCAAAAGGTGTCAGAACAAATAAACAGAGCAACAGCAAATATAATCTCAGATGATATATTAGGTGAGTTTGACAAAGAGGAACAGCTGTGTAGGAGACTTACCGAAGTAGTTGATAGAAAGATGTTACCTATTTCTGCTTGGCCAGAAGTTCAATCTTACCTAGATGACACAGGGCATCATGGTATAACTCTCAGCTTTTTACAAATGGGCCTTTCTGATAATTACAGCTGGAAGTTTTCCAAAATTATAGATGCATCTAGTATTCCCAAAACTGTAGGTCTTAGAGGTGTGATCAACCTTGTGGGTTCAGAAGCTATTCCAAGATTTATGTCACCCCTAGTAGCCGATGGTAAACTCCTATCTCAAGCCTTTAAGGTTTTTACAGAAGCTAGAAATGTACTGGCATCTAGTGGCATAAGTGACCTTACCATAGATGCATGCATCTGTTCTACATTATACTGCAATCAAAAAAAAGAAATAGTGAGGCCAGGTTATAGATTCTCTCTTAATTGTTTGTTACTGCTAGCCACAGAGAGATATTTTACAACACTGGACGGCTTGGTCTCTTTCAAGTTTACATCAAACTCTGATGATATCATCTTAACAATAAAAATCAACATTGTAAAGCCTAATGAGATAAAACTTGCTAAAGATGAAAGGGCAAACCTATCAAAAGCAAGGATTATGATGGCATACAACCTAGTCTTCCCGAACATAACTAGTATGTTTGAACTTAAAAGCAAGATCATAAGAGGACATCCAGACCCGGTCTCAGAAAAAGGTGAATTTATGAACCTAGAGGTTGGGTGTTCCCAGTCAAAAGAATGTATTCTTATGAACTTAGTGAGAGCATGCAGTGATATTTATTCTTTAAAAGAGACAGCAGTCAAATGTATAATAAGAGTTATAAACTTCCTGAGCGGCATGGAAGATATAGGACCGACTGATTTGATTGAGTCAATTGATCCATCTAATTTTTCACAAGATCAGATCACACTACTAGATTTACTAGATGACACCAATGAACCTACAGCATTTATCACTGAACCACCAGTAGGGAAAATTAGCTTTGACTGGAGCAGCATTGATGATTAAATTAATATTAGCAACTTAGCTACAATAGCCAATGTGAGACGAAAGTAGGACACAAAGGGCACCACAGAGCAAAAGTCGCACACAGCCAAAACACAAGAAGGCAGCCAACACCATTGAACTAAACAAATACTTAACTTAGTATAAAGGGGGAACATTTTC